CTGTAGAGCCTCCAGCCCCGATCAACGCTGAGCCCAAGGCCAGGGCCGAGTCAGCACCGATGGTGACAGAGACTCAAGCAGCAGAACAGAAGCCACTGACGACCCCCGCCAGGACACCTAGGAGAGGTTAATGACCATCTTCTCGTCAACACAGCCAAGCATACGTGCTCGGATCATCCCTAAGTTCCCGGCGCAGGTTGTCGCCGGGAACGGGATCACTATTACTAAGAGCGGTCTGGTCTATACGTTCGAGGTAGCTAATCAGATCGGCGGGGCGGATACCCAGGTTCAGTTCAACGATGGAGGCGTCAACGGTGGAGATAGCACCTTCATCTTTAACAAGACCACCAACGTACTGACTGTCGCTGCTATCACAGTCACTGGTAACGCGACTGTCGGAGGTATTATCGAGGCAGGAGTGACTGTAAAGACCGCTCCAACGACAGTGGCTCTGCTACCCGTGGTCGGTACTAAGGGCAGAAGAGCCTTCGTTACCGACGCTAATGCGACCACGTTTGCTTCAGTGGTCGCTGGTGGGGGTACTAACAACCTGCCAGTTTACGACGATGGAACCAACTGGAGGATCGGATAGTGGATATCACAAAGACCCGAACCGAACTGATCCAAGAGGCCGCTGACAAGCTCAAGCTCGTGGGCACCGGGCAGGCACTCGAAGCCGAATACTCTGACAAGCTCGATGGCAACGTAGACCCGCTGTTCATGCAGTTGGCCTCGGATGGCATCTGTGAGGTCGTTAACGATGGACAGATACCAAGCGAGTGGTTCGACGCCCTCGCAGGACTCCTGGCCAACATCTGTGCCCCGCTCGGCGGCACAGCGTTCGACCCCCGGATCAAAGAGTACTACGAGATGCAACTCAAGCGGGTGACCTCGACTCGACCGAGCTATAATGTTATGGAGAACGAGTACTTCTAATGCCTGTGAGCATCATCTTTCCGCCGTCTTCGGCACCCGGTATCCGGCCTCAGGAGTCCGGTGGACGCCTCATCAATGCTTTTGCTGAGAAGGCTCCCGTCGGAGCCCCTTCGCAGATAGTTCATCGACGCTCGCCGGGGCTATTCAGGGTGGCAATGGCCGTTGATAGTCGAGTACATACGCGAGGCTTTCTGGATATTGGATCGGAGGTGCTATGGATACTGGATAGTAGGGTTGTTAAGTTCAACTCGGCCTTTACAGTCTCAGATGTTGGAGCCCTTACAGGAACCGAGCCAGTGACTGTGGCCCGTAACAACGCGGCTACGCCAGATAACGTAGTGGTCACTGATACCGGCTGTTTCAATCTCTTCAGTGCTTCCGCTCCAACAGCGTTCGCGGATGCGGATCTCCCTGGATCACCGACGAGCGTTTGCGACTTTAATGGCTACTTCGTTTGGTCCTTTGCAGATGGAAGGATTTTCGCGTCGAACCTTAACTCGGTATCGGTATCGGCACTGTCTTTCAACACCGAGCAGGGGCTGAACGTTCGCAGGGTTGTACGCTACGCAGGACGACTGTATGCCTTCGGAGATAAATGGACAGGGGTTTATAGGGATGCGGGCACCAGTCCGTTCCCGTTCGCCCGCGAAGTTACTATTCCTCGGGGGATCGTAGGCACTCATGCCATTGGAGGCTGGGAAGCGGGCTGGGCAAATGAGTTGATCTGGGTCGGAGACGACTTTATAGTGTATAAACTCAATGGATACACTCCAGTACCGATCTCTACCAATGATGTCAGTAGGGCAATTCAAGAGGCTGTGCTGGCCGGGGACAGGGATTTGATCGAGGTCACTGTCTATATGTTCGAGAAGAATGCCTTTTTGGCGATAACTGCTCACGGACGGTTCACTTGGGAGTACAATCTCTCGACCGGAGAGTGGAACGAGCGGATGTCGTACAGTCGAGATGACTGGAAGGGCATGAAGTCGGTACGAATTTTTGATCGCTGGCTGATCGGGGACGAATATACTGGAGAACTGTACGAACTTCGAGGGGGCTACTTCTTGGAGGGTACTGATCCACTGATTTGGCATGTTGAGAGTGGGGCGCTCTCGGATTTTCCGAGGGGAATGGTCATTCCGAGGGCGAGTTTCAACTGTACTACCGGTGTAGGAGACTTCGGAGCCGTAGAGGATCCAAAAATCGAGATCTCATGGTCTCTTGATGGCGGCTATCACTACGGAAACCCTGTTATTCGGCGTCTTGGTGGCCCAGGACTAACAAAGTCCCATCCATATATCCTCAGTAGTGGACTGTCACGGGGACAGGGTGTCAGATATCGGCTCAGAGTGTCTGATAACGTCCACGTTGGGCTATCTGGCGGGGTCATAGAGACTGAACAGAGAGGATTCTCGGGATGACTCTAGAAGCCCCGCGTGATCCATTCTCCGAGGTCGTTGATGAGCGTCGCAGATGGATGCCTGACTGGTATTCGTGGCTGCAGACCCTCATATCTGGAATAAACACCGAGATAGCTGGATTGAATACAGGTTCGCTGAGCGACTACACAGAAGGGACCTGGGTTCCTACGATAACCTTTGATACTCCAGGCGATCTGTCTGTCGTTTATACTACTCAGTTTGGTATCTACAGAAAGATCGGCACTCTCATTCACGTAGCCTTTAACATAGCAACCAGCACTTTCACTCACACGACCGCCGCTGGTAACCTGCATATATCCCTGCCATTTCAACCAGCTACCACTCCAGCCATTAATCAGAGAACTGGCACTCTCTACTTCCAGGGAATTACAAAAGTAAACTATACCCAGTTTGTTGTCTCTTTTGAGAACTTAGCAGGACCATTTGCTATTGTTGATGCTTCTGGTTCTGCTCAAGCTCTAAGCGTTGTGACCGCCGCAGATATGCCAACTGGCGGTACTGTTGAACTTCGAGGTGGCGGTACATACGCTACCAGCTCATAGGAGACGATAATGGCCTTCGATCCTTTCTCAATCTTCACTGGCAGCGCTCAGGAAAAAGCCGCGCAACAGACACAACAGTATCTTCAACAGCAGCAGGCTCAGAATGCTGCCCAGGCGGCTGCGGCACAGCAAGGCGGTCTCGCCGCCTTGCAAACAGGCCAGACCGGTGCGATCGGGGCTATTCAGCCAGCGATCGGCACCGCCAGAAACGATATCACGACCTCGACTGGCTCCGGGTTGAATACTCTGTATGGAGGTCAGGTCCAGGGCGCAGGCGCTCTCACGGGCGGACAAACCGGAGGGCTTGCGGCCCTGACAGGTGGTGTTAATCAGGCCCAGGGGGCCTATGCCCCGCTATCCAACTTGGGTGGGCAGTTCGCTGGTCAGTGGGCACCCACGGCGCAGATGTCTGCGAACGCGCTCGGACTCAATGGACCAGAGGGTAATACGGCCGCTACTGGAGCCTTCCAAGCCGGACCCGGATATCAGTTCGCTCTGGGCCAGGGGCTCGAGTCCATCGCGAGAAACGCTAACGCGGCTGGGATGGCCGCTGGTGGCAATGCTCTTCAAGAGGCCCAGACATATGGTCAGGGCCTGGCCAACCAGGAATACGAGCGGTGGCGGCAGGGTCTGCAGGCCCGTGAACAGGGCTACGCTGGACTCGCCGGGGGCACGCTCAACCAGGCTGCGGGAGGACTGGCCAACGCCGCTCTTACCGGCGGTACGAGCGGGGCCAACATCTACACTGGCACCGGCGGCCGACTGGCCGATCTGTATGGACTCACAGGGCGCACAGGTGCGGACATCTACGGCACCGCAGGCCGTTCTCTGGCCGACTTGGCCTCGAAAGGTGGACTTGCCGAGGCTGGTATCTACACTGGTACAGGCGGTCAAGCTGCCAACCTGTACAGCAATATCTATGGCACGCAGTCAGGGTTCAATCAGGGACTGATCAAGCCCATGACTGACGCATATCAGTCGGAGGCTGCCGCCACAACTGGCGGCGCGAAGAACTTCTGGAACCTGGCTGGCAGTGCTGTGACTGGCGCGGCTGGTATGGGCTGGCTGTCACCGGCAGCAGGGGGCCTTGCATCGGCGGCAGGTACTATAGGCAGCCAATATGCTGGACCTGTTAATCCATACGTCTAGAGGTGCAACATGCCCTACAAATTTCCAGAAGTTAGTTTTGACTGGCTCGCCAAGCTGCCAGACGTGATAGACGAGGCGGCCGGAAAACAGTCTCGTAAAGAGGTCCTAGCCGACCTCGACATGAGCAATCCTGATGCTATGGAAAAGAAGGCTGCTCTGCTGTTCCGTAGCGGCCGAGGACCAGATATGGAGATGGGGCTGCGTCTCCAGACAGCCGCGCGCGAGAAGCGGGCACTGAGCCACAGGATCAGTGAGGACCAGCGCTATCAGAGACTACTTGGACCGCTCCTGAAGAGTTTTGAGAGCGGTGGTGACGCTACTACTGGAGTACCAGACGTTCCAGCACCGGCCCCGCAACAGCCTGATATCCCCTGGGGTTCGGGCGGGGCTATCCCTGGAGTGTCTCAAGCGCCTCCGGCGCCTCCTGTGGGACCGGGGGTCCCTGGAAACATGGCTGCTAGTCCGAGTGAGGAATTGTTAGCTCGTGCGGAAGGAGGGCCTGTTGCTCCCCAGCCTGGACCTCGTTTCGCGCAGGCCGGTGGGGCGCCTTCGCTTCCTCCACAGGCGGCCCCACCGGCTCTGCCTCCCTGGATGCAGGGAGCGCAGGCACAGCCTATGACTGTGCCACAGGCACCTGTGGGCGCTCCTCCATTGCAACAGCGGAATGTGCAAGATGTGGCTGTTATGGAGGCAAAGAAACTGGAACAGCAACTCCAGGCCACAGCCGCGCTCGGTCCAAAGGCTCCGCAGGGACTACTCCAGTCTCTTCTGGTTAGGTATCGTAACGCACTGGAAAAGACCCAACTAACTCCAGATCAAAAGAACTATGAGTTTGAACAGACCCAACGACGGCTTCAAGGCCTGGAGCGTATGCCTTTCGCGGACTTCCTGAACCGAAAAGAGACAGCCGGAAAGAACCTTGAAGAAGTCCAGAACTATTATAAGGAGTATAGAAAGGAGTCTCAGAGTCAGGGAAATGTCGTCCGAACTATAGATCGGATGGAAAAGATAATGGAACATCCAGAGTTCACCTCTGGTCGAGGAACCGCTCTCTACTCTACAGCTGTCAGCGCAATGCAAGGACTGACTGGGATCGCAAAGGTCTATGGGATTGCCTTTCCGGAGGACTGGCAGAAGCGGATTGATGCTATCGCCGATCCGGCTAAGAGAGCGACAGCTCTCGCAGAAGAGTTCACTGCACTGTCCAACAAACTGGTCAAAGACTCTCTTGGAACCCTGGGTAATCAGATCTCAGAGGGCGATCGCGGCTTTGTAGAGCGTATGTTCTCGAGCCTCTCCCTTACTCCACAGGGCAATAGGGCCCTGCTCAAGTTCATGCGGATGACAGCTGAGCACGCCCAAAATAACGAGAAGTGGGCTCGGGAGTACCGTCAGACAGCCAAGGGAACGGCTAATGCACCTGATATGGAGGCATATATAGCGAGGAAGCAGGAGGAGAACAGTCTGTTTGTAAAAAATGGTCAGCTCACTGAGGCAGGAAAGAAGGCCGAGGCAGAGGCAGCCAAGCTCGCTCCACAGCAACCGTCTGCGCCAGCGGCTCAGCCGCCCAGACCAGTTGGCCCCGGTGGACAGCCATTGGTCACTCCAGGCGACATTATCTACGACAACAAGGGCAGACCTCATCGAATGCAGAACGGTAGACCTGTGCCGGTGGAGCAAGAGGGACTATAATGGCTACCAGATTTGACGAACTGGAGTCCGAGCGCGAGCGCAGGCGCAACGAGGCCGAGTATCTTCCTGGTCTCTTGCAGCAGTATGCTCAATCCGCTCCACCACAGCCTTGGATGCGCCGTCCAGGTCCGTCTATGCCTCAGGTTCCACTGTGGGCAGAAGACCCTGTACCTACAGATACTTTCGACGAGAGATTTAATCCAAGAGCCTACCCTCCAGTCAAGCCGCCGCGTGGTGAGACTCCCCGCCCTACGAGCCCTGGAACTCGAGAGAGGTTCGGTGATCCGACAAAAGTAATCGCGGATGCTTCTGGTGCAATTCCTCAGACTGGTTTTGATCCAGAGGGTGAAGGCTATGACTATGAGTCGGCGCGCGCCGCTGGTATTAATCCTGATGCAACTGGACACTGGCCATCGCGTGATCCCAAGACTGGTCTTATACTTAAGGGCCGTAGACATCCAACCTTTACTCTAACTGAACAGGGAGAGGAAAAAGCTGGACACAAGATTTCGAAACGAGATGGCCGCTACTATTCATCTCCGATTTCCCAGAGTGGAAAAAAATCAGACGAACAGCCATATGCAGTGGAATTGCCTCCGGGGTTCACACTTGAGCCAACACCAGAGGGGCTGGTAGAGCTTCCAAAAGGCTTTACTCTTGAGCCTGAGGGCAACTTGCCCGCACCGACCGCAGGGGCACTTCCGCCAGAGCCCGCGACTCCCCCTAACGCGCCCGCGCCTATGGCTGGTATGAGTCAGTGGTCTCCTGACGAGGCCGAACAGGCTCGCGAGGTCGCAGCGCTCAGAATGCGGCGCTCGGCTCAACCGCCCGAGGGGCGACAAGAGGGTCGAGCCACAGAGGCTATCGAGGGCGTTCTACCGGCCGCTGAGAAAGAAGCTTTGCGCTTCATGGAGATCGCAGATAGAGCAGTAAAGTCCGGGGATATACCTCCAGCAGAAGCGGCGGAAGTGGCCATGTTAGCTACTCCAGCTTCTGCCGCCTACCGCACTGGCAGGGCTATAGCCCAGGCTCGACGGTCTCCGGCCGAGCGCGCTCAGATCGAGGCCGGAGTCACGTCTATTCCACAGGCGGCCAGTGGCGGTCCAACGGCCCAGATGAGTGGCCGAGCACTCTCAGGTGCCCCGTTCATTGGAGCCCCTCTTCGTAACGCAGCAGAGAGGTCCACGGCGGAACTTCAGGCCGCTGGAACCGCAGCGGCTGCTCGACCGACCGGGACAGTTGTAGATCAGAAGGTTGCTGGCAGTAGAGTGCGTGACGGGCTCGCAAACGCCGCTCCGGGCTCGCTCTCCCCAAAGCTGGAGGGTCTTCTGAAAAAGAGTGATGAGGACATTATTGGGTCTATCATTACAATGGCGGGCTCCAAGGGCGGGGCCGATATAGCTACACTTGCACAGTTGCGAAGGGCTGTTCCTGCTAGGGCCCAGCCAGAGGTGCAGAGTGCCATTATCACCCGGCTCGGACAAGGACCAACTGGTGAATTCGATCCAAAAGCCTGGCTCAGGAATTATGGCAGTCTGTCAGATCGCGGCAAGAACGTCCTGTTTGGGCTAGACCCCAGGAACCCTCTCCGACGCCACCTTGATGCTATTGAGTCGGTCGCCCGCCGCGCTCCGACCTGGCAACAGTTTCAAACTGGTCGTTCGTCCCTTGGTACAGCAGTTGGAGTCGTAGGTCTGATCGGAGCCGCCGCTGGAGGCTATCACGATCCAATGACTACACTTGGCATTGTGGTTCCCTCGGCGCTTATCGCCCGCGGACTAGCTAAACCGGCCGTAGCCGCTCCTATGGCCCAGTGGTCAAGAGCCTATGAGCGAATGGCGCGCTCGGGCGGGGCGCCGCAGGCACTTGCAGCATTCACCATAGCCACGAGGAATTTAGCTAACTCGATGGACATGGACTTCTCTGTAAAGGACTTCCTCACTGATGCCAGCAAGAAACTGGGCCTCGATAAACCAGAAGGACTTCCCTCTCGTCTCGGCTATCCCGAGAAGGGAATTGTTCCATACACACTGACCGATCCAAAGGTTGACTACAGAAAAATATTCGACATAGGAGAATAGTATGGGAACCCTCTGGAATAGATCGGATATAGTCGAGCGCTACGCCGACGATCTACGCGCGGCCGGGGCCAAAGCGTACTTTTATCAGGGCGGCACGCTCACGCCGCTGAGCGTCTATGAGGACGCGGGCGAGGCGTCAGCTCATCCGCACCCGGTCGTAGCGGACGCTAACGGGCGCTGGCCAGCTGTCTTTGTTCCATATATTGTCTCCTATGACGTTCGAGTGACCTCGGCTTTCGACGTACAGTTGACCTATACCCAGGAGATCCCTAATCCCGATCCAATCGACCTGACTGTTACGATCGGGGCTGAAGAAAAAGTCCAGACCGGCATGATCCATGCCGAGATGGTAAACACCACCAAATCTGGCTATGTCCGGCTGAATGGACGGACTATGGGTAACGCCGCCTCTAGTGGAACCGAGCGGGCGAATGCCGATACTTCAGCCCTGTTCACCTACCTGTGGAACAACCTAACTGATGCCATCGCACCTGTTTCTGGTGGTCGTGGCGGCTCGGCCGCGGCGGACTACGCAGCCAATAAGACTATTACCCTTGTCAATTGGCAGGGGGCGGTGCCTATCGGCCTCGATGATATGGGAGCGAGCGCAGGCAGTTTTTTCAGTGGATTGACGTTCGGAACTGGAAACGCTACTACCGCGGGCTCGCTAACAGGTACTAACGGCATAACACTTCTCACTGCGAATATCCCGGCGCATACCCACTCTGGAACAACAGCAGCAGAAGGGGCGCATACGCATACTGGTACTACTGGAAATCAAAGTGCAAATCATACACACGTTGGTACAGCTGACTCAGGTGGAGCCCATACACACACTGGGACTACGGCTACTAGCGCGGCCAATATCACAGCCCATATACGGGTCAACAAAGCTGATCCCGGTGCGGGCACCATCGAATATCTCACTGACACTACGAACAGTCAAGGAACAACTACAGATTGGGAAAGCGCCGATAGCCACTCTCACACCTTTACAAGTGACAGTAACGGAGCCCATGTTCATACCTTCACTACCGCTGGCGTAAGCGCCGATCACACCCACAGTTTTACTACCAGCGCTGGTTCGTCCCACTCTCACACCTTCACAACCGACTCTGTTGGCTCCTCAACAGCATTTAACAACCTGCCGCGCTCGATCCTCGTAACGTGGTACATCAAACTCTAGAGGCCCACAATGTACACTGGCTCACTCCCGTCCGCCTCGATCTACGGCACCTGGTCCGAGAATGTCGAGATCTGGAGCGTTGACGATGACACGCTCATGGACCTATCCAGTGTTACCGAAGCCACACTTCTACTGCGCGACCCCGTGACAGGAGTGGACGAACTGACGCTCACTATGAGCGACGGGGATATCGTCAGTCCCTCGGATGGTATTCTTCAGTGGCGCGTCGAGCAGCCAGCCATGGCCACACTCAACAGTAAGACCTACATGGTCATTATGACCCTTGAAGATGCAGATGACACAGTACCGATCATACAAGGATCAATCTCAATAGTCGGATAGGAGGCGGATATGAGGATCGTCATCAGTAGTGGTCACGGTAAGTACGTTCGCGGCGCGTCTGGCTATATCGACGAAGTGGATGAGGCTCGGCTTGTGGTCGAGCAGGTGGCCACAGCTCTGCGTGGACTTGGAGTGGAGGCAACGACCTATCACGACGACATAAGCCGATCACAGAGTGAAAATCTGGATCGTATCGTTGACTTTCACAATAGTAAGACTCGTGATTGGGACATATCTGTACACTTCAATGCCTATCAGACGACCAGCAGTCCGATGGGTAGCGAGGTTTTGTACGTGTCCTCAACTGGGCAGACAATGGCAAAGACAGTTGTTGACGCTATCTGCGGCGCCTCGGGACTAATCAATCGAGGACCTAAAAAGCGAACAGACCTAGCATTTTTGAATGGAACTGAGATGCCTGCGGTGTTGATCGAGGTGTGTTTTGTGGATAGTCGAGCCGATGTAGATATCTATCATGCCCAGTTCGATGATATCTGTAATGCAATAGGTGAGGCTCTATCAGGCTCTGCGACGCCAGAGCCAGCGCCTGATCCTGGTGTAGCGTTTCGTGCAGTCGGCTCGTGCAGTTGGTTCGGCGGCCCAAATGACACTGGAGTCTCGGCGAGCGAAGGGCTGGCATTTTTTTACAACTACGATAACGCTCGGCATCTGTTCTTACCTGCACAGCCTCCCGGCACGACCGGGCTCGCTCGAAGACTTAATCCCGATCTATTCTATGTGGCCTGTAGATGGGACTATGGAGTAACCTCTAAAGAAACTCTGGCTAATCCGTCGAGACAGGCACTCGTGCGCGCGAAGGGAAAGGAGTTTCTGGCGTGGCCAGCCGACTGGGGACCAAATGAGACCACTGGCAGAGTGGCCGATCTGTCTCCGGCGCTGATGGAGGCGCTCGACCTATCGACTGACAACACTGTAGAGGTGATTTATCCGGGGAGGCTCACATAGTCAGGCTCGAAGATCTATCGCTCTGGGTTCGTCTTGGGATTGTCCTAGTGACGATCTCGGGTACAATATTGCTGCTATCCACACTGGAGACCGAAGGCCAGAAAGTCGATATAGAACCTCATATGGAGCGGATACTACAGCTGGATAAGCAGGCGATCGAGGAGGCCTATGTTAAACACATAATGAGATTGTTTGATATCTGGATGACTGACTACTCAGAGGAACCGCCCAGAGCGGTCAGAGGCGCGCAGAACGCTCGGAGCGCGTACGCCCGTGCTATGAATGCAGTAGAGAAGCGCGAGAGAGAACTTCAGAAGTAGCCGATGGCACAGCTTCTCATTCTCATGCTGGCCGTGGCAATCATGCTGATTGCGATTGCGTTGGGGCAGCCATCGACAGTGTGCCCCTAGGTCCCCGGCCCAAGCTCCTCACCAGTGAGGCGGACTTGGCGCGTTGTAGGCTTATAGGACACTATCCCCTTCTCCGACAGAACAAACTCCAGCATTCGTGACTTTACCATAATTTCTACTGCGCGCATGATCGAGTGGGCGGGGAGACGCTCTCGCATGAAGTGGACTATCCGGTGCTCCGCAATGGGCTTTTTCTCCTTGGAGTAGAGGGTCCACACGTAGTTCCAGGCCTCCTCCATCGCAGCCGAGTCGCCACCAGTAACCATCGACTTGAATACGTCTGGCATACAGCCCTCGGCTTCGAGAAGCCAATCGAGGGCCTCGCGGTAGTGCTCCAGACTGATCACACGGTCGCTCCCGTGCGAGATACTCGATATCATGCACAGCTTCAACAGATGGGCGATCCGCCGCGAGTTGTAGTGTTGGAGCTTCTGATGCACGGGCTCGGGTGGACAACCCTCGTTTATCCAGGCCTTTATAGCGGCGGCAGCAGGAGTGGTGAAGGACATCTGGCCATAGTCGAGCGCGATCGTCTTAAGATCGTGAAGGAGATCACTACGTAGCCTTCCTGTAAGGGCGGTGATGTCTGCGTCCCCGAAAGGGTCTTTTCGTATTCTGTCACCAGAATAGACGAGGATTGTCCGCGAGATAAAGCCTTGATCCCAAGCTCCAGCAGGCATAACCTCGTTAAGATACGAAGGAGTACACGCTCCAAGAAGGTTAATTTGTGGGTTAGCGATTTTGATCCGAAGATCTTTCCCCCGCCGCTTCTGCTCCACCGTGAAGCCATCGTAGATGTCCGTCAGGTTGTTCATGAGGGCGTTCTCCCAGGCTGGGATCAGCACGCCAAGCTCACGAGAGATGACTGTGAGGGAGTTGAACTCCACGTATGGGTCTGGTCCGATCAGGGCCAACCGCCGAACTGACTCGTTCAGGGCGTCGATCAAGCTCGCCGCGGTCATGTCCGAGGGACCAACTTTGAGGTCTGGGACCTGCCGTAGCATTGCCTCGCCCAAGTGGATCGCTTGACCCTTACCTATTCCCGGAGGGCCGACTAGAAGTACGAATAGGCCCGGATACAGGTTTGAGCCCATAGTCCGAACCCACAATTTACGCTCTATTGCGGCCGCTAAAAAGAAGATAGCTACCCACTTACGAAACAACGGAGGAGAAGGTAGGATTTCCGTGTACTCTTGGTATGCATCTACCCAGCTGCCGAGTCGCCTAGGTATTGCGGGAGCGGCGCTCATCTGGCCACTTCACCAGCCCGTTAGGATTTTCAGTTGTCCTTTTACCCCAGTTCCAACCCACTTGAACCTCTACGGGGACAACGAACTGACGATTACCCTCCAGTTCAACTGGAACCCGCATGGCAGCCAGTATCTTTGGTAGTATTTCATGCTCTCCCTCCTCTGGATATTGGATCAACAGTGAGTCGTGACCCTGTAACAGTATTTGAACTAGGTTCAATCGCCAGACATTCATCATAGCGTTGTTCATCTCGTCGGCAGTCATGGACTGTCCCATGTGTGCCACGGCCTGTTTCAGGGTGTCGCGTTCGTCGCGCTTACCGAAGAACCAGCGTTTGCGGCCGAGAGGCGTTACGAGATTGCCCGTTTCTACCAGCTGGAGTCTGATCCACTCGTGGAGTCGGGGGATCGCTGGAAAAGTGTGGAAGTACAGCTCCTGGAAGTCCTTGATGATCGACTGCTCGATCTTTGTGTGCTTGCTCATTTCATAAGGGGAGCCGAGATAATTTGTACCGTGTCCAAGCACTTTACACATGTGCCTGAGACCGTGATGACGATAGTAAGGCTGTTCGGCTGTCGCTCGATCCTTTTTGAGATCACCAGTCCAGGGCAATTCTGGTCTGCACATGCGTGCAACTGTCGTATGAAGATCTCCAGACTCGCAGGCGTCGAGGTATTTTCCGTCTCTGAATACATTCCAGCACAGTGCCCCTATGTTGCGGCTATCAGCCTGTTCAAGGTCGATATTAGCAAACTTCATTCTGGGGTCGGCTATCACTATTCGTCGTAGTCGTTCCTCAATGTTCTGAAGATTTCCCCCAGTACCGAAGTCATTGAGACTAGAAGAAAATCTACCTGTTGTAGTTCCCGCGATGTTATACGAAGTCCTGAGTCGCCCGTCGGTATCAATCTTCGTCTCAAGGACTCCAATCTTTTTACCAAAGTCTCGAAGAGCGAGGATATGTGATATGACTGGCTGGGCGATAAAGTGTATTTGTAATCGCTCAAGAGCGTCACGGTTGACGGTGCGGACGAGTTCTCCCCGCTCATTTCGCTTACGAATTTCTGGAAGTTTAAGAATATCATAGAGTAGAGTAGCGACAAGGGCGTTAGATCGCCATGCTTTAGTCCTTCCCGTATCTCTGAACTCAGTATATTCGAGTCCATCATGAACGATCCTATATAGGTTCCGTTCGAGTCGCTCAGTGTCACTACGATACTCTCTAATAGCTCGAAGTCGTTCTCGCTCATCTACCAGTACTCCACGAAGGTTCATCTCTAAAACAGGGGCCTGTAGCGATCGAGATAGGGTGTAGGTCCCGCTGGTAAGATTGTCGAGCTGGGGAAGCAATGCCTCAAGGACCTCAAGGGTCACACAGCAGTCCAAACCGTTGTAGACCCAGAGGCGCTCGGTTTCGGACTGCGGTTGTCCGGGCTTCAGAGTGTCGGTACGATAGACCTTCAACGACGCACCTGTTTCTGTCTTCGCCGGGCTTCCTCTTCAGTTTTTGCCCAACCGGCATACTTGCCGTCTATATTAAACTGCCATCCTCCACCATTGCGATAAACTCCATCTCTCGCTCTGTGCGAGTTGCGAAGATTTTCAGCATGTGTAACATCTCTAAGATTCGACCACCTGTTATTCAAAGGATTATGATCTATATGATCTATATCTCCTTTGGGCCACTCTCCTTTCACATAGAACCACGCCAGTGGTCCAGCTTGATAATTCTTTCCTCTATAGAATATCTGATATCTAAGACCGCCATTGTAGAAAGCGCTTCCGGCACGCATTCCGAGACGAACTTTCTGTTTAGAGATCTTCCATTTCCATTCTCCAGTAGAGGGATTATACTCAAGCTCTTTTCTTAAAAGATCAAGGTCCATCTGTTTCACCGTCGAACTTGGAAATTTTCATTAAAGAACACTCCCTTCGACGGGGCCGAGATGAAGGCGTCAAACAGCTCTCGCGAGCCCGCGTAACTGTAGGTCCCACCTCGGTTGAACTCTACTGTAATCACACCGTCCGAGCGCCAACCGATAGTACGGATAGCGCTGGACGAGACTGGGACGGTCTCCTCTTCGAGATCGTCCGGGTCCTTGTCGTCAAGAGCCTCTTTGAGGAGGCCAACAGTGATAAGCCGAGCTAAGATCGCCATCGTCAGTCCTCCTTTTTGATCGTACCTTTATGCTTTAATCGAATACCAAGTTTCCATGCACTTTCGTTGGTGTAGACCGACCCGAGATAGGCAAGCCCCTTTGGGGCCTCGGGCTGAAGCGAATGATGCAGTAGCATGGTGTCGTGAGTCGCATTCCTAACTGGAATACCGTAGGTTTTCCACAAGCGAGACATATCAAACAT